TCCCCAACTGTCGGTGTAGCCTTCAAACGCACCTGTTGTCGTATTGTATCGAAAAGCTCCTGCGACACCTGTTGGTCTGTTTCCTGTAGTCCCAGATGGGACATAAAAAGCCTGTGCGCCAAAAGCCGCTGCCGTAATATCGACAACTGCTGCACCTGACCCTGCTCCGTCAAGATACACAATCCTTTTTGTGCCGTTGAGGATAGTAATCGTAGCACCCGATCCTTGCTTGATAATAATAGACTGACCACCGCTGGTCGCATTCTCAATGATCTGTACTCGCTTGAGGGTATTTGGGGCGATTGTGATAGTACAAGCAGAATCTAACGTGCCTGTATACTGAAGATGTAAAGCTCTAGCTGGGTCTGTAGAGCCATCTGCTACTGTGCTGGTGTGAGTATCTGCATTGGTGGTAATACCTTCTGTGCCTATGCCTAACGCTTCACCAATAAGTTCAAGAGAGGTGTTGGTGCTAGTACCCCAATCAGCATCTCCGTTAGCTGGTTCTGCTACTCTAAGATTGTTTACGTATGTTGCTGCCATAATTTATGCCGCTATGTCCGTCCAATTCGGTGTTTGTGTGGTTGATATAGCTTGGTAGTTAGGTGTTTGGCTAGGATCTACCTCAGACCATATACTTACAGAACTGACTGCTGATGTACCCTCTACGCCTGTAACGCCTAATGATATACCTCCACCAGCCGTTTCTGTTGTATTGCCTACCGTAGCACTGCCTGAGACTCCAGTGACAGCTACACCTATTCCACCTGTAGCAGTAACGCTACCTACTGCTGAAGTACCCGCATTACCAGAAACAGATACGGTTACTGCAACGCCTTGTACAGTAGTTACAGACCCCAGACCACTAGTTAATCCGGTAAAAGCTACGTCTTGATTGTAGCCGCCTTCGTTATAACCTTGGAGTACATTGTTATACCCCTCAAAGATTATGTTTACACTAGACATTAGGCAATCCTAATTATCGCGCTACTTGCGTCTGCGGTTGGAAAGGTTATTGTAAAATCTCCAGCACTAGTTGTTTTATCAGAACCAAAATCTAATACTGCCACCGCTCTGTTTGCGGAACCTGCCGTGGTTGAAGAATTATATATAAGTGCGCCTCTGGCCGTTATGGTAGAGCTACTCCATGTGGTATCTGCAAAATCTGTTAAAGCAGTGGTGCTTGAAGTTGTAGGGGTCACATTAGTTAATGTATTGCCCCCTGCTGAATACCCTGTTCCAGATACTTGATTACTGTCAGCGTAAGCAGTTGTACCCGCGCCAAGACTAGCACTACTAGTAAACAAAGCTATTTTAAAAGTATTCCCCGTGCCAGTAGAAGTAGTGGTGCCTCCACCAGAACCATTAGTAAAATTATGTATACCCTGTAGTATCTCTTGCTTGAACGATGTACATAATGCTTGCGATATAGCCATTATAGTTTCCTCAGTGTTTCAGCCACATCAGCGTGGCCCTGCTTCTTAAATTCATTATAGAGTGTAGTTCTATCACTTTTAATAGCTTGATTCAAAGCATGTACAATAACGTAGAACATCCTTTCTCTAAACGCTTCGGCTTGTTGTCTTAATACAGGGTCAGCACTATCAGCGATATTGATAATCTTAGCCACAGCGTTTGCCGCTAACTCCTCTGGTGTATGCCCTCTTTCATTAGTAGTTTGTACTTCAAAACTACCTACGGAAGCTTTCACCTCTACATCAAACATATTAACCTACACTCATTCTATATTGACCAGAGCGATAAGCGTCTTCTCGTAACTTGTTGTCCCCAAGGGCACCCAGTAAAGTAATCGCCTCCATGTACATTTTTTGATAAAGAGCAACCATATCAGCTTCGCCTTTCATAAAACGTATGGCTTCTACTAAAGCTCCGTTTAACAATGCGCTATCAAAGTCATCCCCTAACCAAGATGTACTGGCAGTGACTATTGATTCTGGGTAATAACCGTAGTGAAACTCCACCTCAAATGCTGCATTAGGAGTCGGACCGATAATTAAAGACTCATCTGTAAAAAACGCATAATGTTTAGGGATACCCGTTGTAGCTGGGTTAGGGTAAGCTTCCCGCATAAAATTAACGTCTTTGTTTAAGAGATAGATGTACTCACTTGAACTTATGATGGCTAAAGAATACGACCACAAAAAATCAGTAGGGAGAGTCAGGTATTTGTTGCCATTACTCATATTACCTGTCTGGTTTTTACGTAGAGCAGGGAACTGAACAGTATTGTATATTTTCTGCTCTGCTTGTTCAGTAAACAACTTTAACTGGTCATCCGTGAAAGTAGTCTCACATATGTCCTGAATGTTTGCCTTTAGCTCAGTATAGTTCATAAGTTATGCCATCGGGCCTCTTGCATACAAACCTTTAGTGGCTGCTCCTGTGCCACGTATCTTTACGCCTTTAGAGTTAGCCGCTTTCTTCTTCTTTTTCTTTTTGTTCTTTGGTTCTTCAAATAACATAATCGCACCTTATGTTGTCGTTATTGTTACAGAACCTACACTTCCGGTTCCTACCAAATCATTATCTGTTAGATCAAAAGGATTGTTACCGTTACCCACAGGATTCCAACCCCATTGTATCTTTCTACTACTCTCAAGCCCTGCAAAATCAGGTCTTGGATCACGTATAGCTTGCGGATCATCTACTGGAAACTCACCTAGCCTAAGTTGTGGCTGATCTGGGTTCCAACATTCAGGGCAAGCTTTTATATTTGTATCGCGCCCTTTTTCTATAAGATTCTTTAATTCTTTAAGTTTATAACGAAACCCGCAAATGTCACACTCTGCTACCGCTATTTTTGCAGAAGCATACCTAGCCACTATATAACTCCTATGCGCGGTCTATAGTAATCTGAAGTTTTTTCTCTATCTTCTGCGGCTGCTAGGGCAAATGCTTCCTCATACACCGTTTTTAACATAGGCACTCTTTCCATTAACTCAGGTACCTTTAGAGCGATGTTGTAAGCCAACCCTGCTACCAAACAAGGTAAAAACCTGTAATTCATGTCTGCTGTTTGTACCCCACTACCTGCATCTTGAATACGTCTGATACGCCAATACGCTATAATATAAGTATCGTTTTTATCTGGAACGGGCCACAAATTTAACACAGGCGCATCTCTTTGCCTGTCTATCCACACTTGTATGGGTCTACCCTCAGTTAATTTATTAGGTATGGTGGCAAAGGTACTGACCCCTATCCTATTTAACGTAAGGTCAGATTGTGTAGAAGTATTACCAGAATTAGTTCTTATAACTTGTTCCAATAGATCTATTGTGTCTGCAGGTAGCGTGTACTGAGAAGTGCCCTTAGTAAGCGTTACAGTGCCTTCTTCTATCGTCCACAAATTAATGCCACGATTCTGCCATTCTATTGTCATTAGATTCATAGATCTACGAGCCGTACGTAGATCGTAACCAGAGCGCATTTCTCGCCCAGCCCGTTCCCACGCCTCTTCAGCAATCTCCGTAAAGTCCATGTCAAATGCTGTTGTGCCTGACGTTGCCATAGTTATTTACCTTTTAGATAAGCAACAGCTTCTTTAACCAAATCGTTTTTAGACTTCCTGCGATCTAACTCTAACCCGTGAAACCGCATCTCCTCTTCTATCTCAAGCTTAGTCATACTGCTAAGATCAGATTTAGAAGGTAACTTTACCGTTGGTTCAGCTTTAGGTTTGGCTTTTGGTTTTGCCTCTACCTTAGTTTCAGGTTGTAGTTCCTGTAACTTTGCTTTAGCTTGTCCTTCATCCATGAGATCGTACACAGTAATATCATAGGTACCATCCTCATTTTTAGTGCCTATCTGGTATACAGGTAGCCCTGTAGCAGAAAACACGCCATTCTGGAACACCTCAAGTTTTTTCATAAGTATTACCTCATTTTACAAGGACGAAGCCCTTTTATTTCTTTACCTGCCCCACGTATTTTTTTCTTAGCTTTAGGCTTTGCCTTTACTAAGTCTCCTGTTTTAAACGGCTTTTTAACCGCACCGCCTTTCTTCATACCCCTGCGAGTTTTACCCTGTTGTTTATTCAAGTAGTCTCGCAGACTCATACCCGATGCTTCTAACTCTTCTTTAGTTACAGCAGCTAATTCTTTACCCGCTTTGTTTGTAAAAGTATCAACACCCATTCTTTTAGCTTCTGCTATACTTCTAGCGACTTTGGGGGGAGTTGAAGCTTTAGGTGCAGGTTTTGCTTTAGATGTTTTACTGCTATCTTCAGTTTTTTTCTTTCTTGTAGCCATTACTTCTGAAGTAGTTGGTGCATCTGTAGCAGCGGCACTATCTTTATACCGTCTTGCAATATTCCCCCTGCCTCCATCACCTTTACGTTTAGGACTTACTCTAGTTTCGTAATCTTTTTTAAATTGTGCCTGAGTTCTGTTATTAGGCTTCTTATTACTCTCTTCTTTTTTAGGTTTAGAAACAGGAGGTAATAGTTTTTTCAAACCCTCTTGTATACGTGAAGTTGGCCCAGCTTCTTTTTTTCTTTTGAGAGTTTTTGTGTTTATTTCAGCAAGTTTTTCATTAAATTTTTTCTTTCTTCCTTTCCTTCTCTCTTGATTTTTTGCAATTTTGTCTTTCATTCTGTCAAGAAAGCTTTTATTTTTTGGTGCTGATTTCACAGTGTTTACTGAGTTAAACTCCCTTGCCATGTCTAATTACTCCCTACATATAATGTTTTCTTTCTGCGACTGTTCATAACAGCACCGCACCCTTTATGGTGTCTACGTTTCCTAGCCAGACCCCCACCTCTAAACTTGACCTCTGCTTCTTTCGTATTCTTCACAACGGTTCTACCCTTACTTCCTTCTCGTTTCTTTTTCTTGGCGGTAGTGGCTCTTTGCTTGCGCGATAGACTATTTGCTTTACTGCGCGGCAAACACCGATCAGGGTTCTTCTTATCTTTAGAAGTCCCGCACTTACCTTTTATCTTGCCGTCAGTGCCTATACGTACCCAATCTTGGTCACGCCATTTCTTTAACTCGCCCATCTACTTACTCTTAGATTTCTTACCATAGTTAGGGTCTTTACAATACTTACTAGCCGCCATGTTTGCATACGCAGAAGGGTAAGTATCGAATGTGCGTTTCGCCCAAGCTTTACCTTTAGGGCAAATCTTGCCTCCGCTTTTGTAGTATCTTCGCATATTAAGAACCTTTCATCTTAACCATTTTAGCGGGTCTTACTCCTTTCATGGCTATACCTGCTCCACGAACCTTACCGCCTTTCTTATATCCTTTTTTCTTCATAGGACCGCCCATAGCATAGCCCTTCTTTTTCATGGGGCCACCACCCATAGCATAACCTTTCTTTTTCATGGGTCCACCCATAGCATAACCCTTCTTTTTCATGGGGCCACCCATAGCATAGCCTTTTTTCTTTTTTACACCGCCTCCTGCTTTCATAAACCCCATGTTGTTTCTTACTGATTTGGGTAACTTAGCTAAACCCTTATTGCCTTCAGGTATTTCTCTATTCGCCATCTCCGTCCTCGCTATATAAGTTGTTAAATACTCTTGCTGTGTCCCAAACATACTCTACATCTTCTTTGGAATTGTAGATATGTTGATTGGGTTTAAAATCTGGTGCGCCTTCTCCTGTCTCAAACCAAGCAGGATGAGTCACACGAACTCTGTTATTTGGTAATGCAACGATATTGCCTGTGTATTCTCCTGCGTCTAACAGTTCTAACACATGGCTTTGTTTGTGTTGAGCAGGGTCATCTGCTATCTCACTGTCGGTATAGTCCACAGTAAAATAGTATTTTGCGGGGTAAAACTCTCCGTCTACTTTAGCTATCCAAGGCGCAGGGGTAGCTCTGTTTATCTTGTAGACCGCGTGTTCGTGTGACATACAATCCCAAGGTTGCGCTACGTAAGGAGGCATCTCTGTAGGCCATTCTTCTAACGGCACATCAGCAACTAGTGCTGTTATCGGCATCCTTGCCCACATAGCCCCACCATGTACGTTTGGTTCATCAGTGTCATCAGACTCGCACCCGGTAAATATGACCTGAAAACTAAGGCATCTATTAGGCATACTCGTAACAGCAACGACCATAGCGTGTAAGAACTCACCATGATACATCTCCATATTCTTCGTATACTCTCTGCGAACCCAAGCTTTGAAGTACGGTACGTTTGACTGTAAAAAAGCCACTTAACATCTCCACCTTCTTCTAGCCTGTCTTAGCCTAGAATTTGGATCTTTAGCCGCTTTCGGAAACTTCTTCATCTGCCCTGCAGAACGAGCGCAATAAGACTTACGTCTAGACGCTCTTTTACCTTTAGGGTCTTTCTCCGTAACGGCTGTTTTTAACTTGCTGCCGGGGTTGTTTCTACGATACTTAGCAACCCCTTTAGCAGTCATACCAGCACCCGATTTAGTAGGGCGTTTATCCCCACTACCAATCGACATGCCTTTCATGCCTTTCCCTTTTATTCTGCCGCCTTTCTTATAGTAAGTACGCATACTAAGAGAAAAATGTAGTCATCGCTGTAAGATCCGTTACTGCGGTGAAGGTGACAAACCCTCCCGATACAAATAAAAGACCGTCATCAGGAACGTCAGGATACGAGTTGGTGCTCGCCCCTGCAACCGTAGCAAACTGCATCTTTATAGTCCCTGTGCCAGAACCCTCTCTGAACACAATAGTAGCGGCTCCGCTACCGTTGACCACGTAAATACCACGTAACCTACAACGTGCTACAGAGATAACTCCGCAACAACTCGTGCCAGAACCTGCGCTAACATTGCCCGCTGAAGAACCAGAAGTGGCTATCTGAGTCACTGTTTTAAAGAACTTAGTTCCTGTTGCAGTGCCAGAGTCAGCCCCTGTAATTACTTCAGTCTGAGCATCATTAGATTCATCCGTTCCAGTAACTGTAAAAGTAATACCAGAATCATCAGACGCAGAAAGTATGGTGACGTTTCTAGGGGAGTCCATAGTAACAGACCCTCCACTAGCTAGTGCGCCTCCGATAGTTAAATTAGCGGCTCCACTAACACTAGCAGCAGTCGAAACACCGTCTGGATCTGCGGCAGCAGCAGTTATAAAACTGGATGTTACATC